AGGTTTCCCAGCTGGTTCTACCACAGCCCCAGGTGTTTGTTGAGAAACTTCATCCTGAGGCGCAGTAATAGGTTGTGGTTGGATAGCCTTAGCTTGCGGCTGCATTTGCAACCCTTCAGCGAATATACGTTGCAACTCAGGATCTTTTTGAATATCTCGTAACGCTTCTTGGGGCGATTTGCCAATCATTTGTGCTATTGCATGTAATACGTTTTCAGCGTTTTTATTGTTCCCCTGGGGTGCGCCACCCTGGGGTATATTGCTCTGCATTTGCGGCCGCATGCCCTGTTGCAAAGACTGCATGCCACCCTGGGGTGTGCCACCCTGTGGTGGTTCTGCTTGGCCACCTTGTAACTGCATTAAGGATCCAATATTCTGGAGCGCATACTTACGTTCTTCAGGGTTAAGATTACTTAAAAATTGGGCAGTGTCTTCGCCAAGGAGCGGAGATAAGCCTTGTGCATATCGTTGCCGTTCTGCATGTTGTTGTTTTTGTAACTGAGCATGCTGCATTTGCATCATCTTTTGTTGCGCAAGCATATCTAAACCTTGGTGGATAGGTTGCGCGATACCGGTTCCTAACGCTCCGCCCAAAGAAGACCATACACTACTTGTTGGTATTGAAGCCATTATCTTCTCCTCTACATTGAACTTAAAAGCATTGATAAAGCTGAAGGTATTGCAGAAGCGCCACCGGTCAGATACGCAGAACCTGCATGCATACCCATCCTACCAAGCGCAGGTAACATACTTTGCAGCATGCCTGGTTGCTCTTGGGTCTGGAAGTTATCAAATTGCGGCTGCATACCCATCTGCATCATATTCATAAAATTCGATTGGTTTTGCATGCCATATTGCGCCTCCAGCGATGCTAAAGCTTCTTCAAGACCAGCACCCGCTTGGCCCATTTGTGAGGCAAAGGCTGGCGAGCTTAGAGCGTTACTGCCCCTTTGACCGCCTAAGGACGTAAATCGTTCTGCTATAGAGGGCACTGTTTGTTGATTAAATTGTGATCTTGCGTGTTGGGCTATAGGCGCGAATCCCTGATAAGGATTCTGTAGCCCTTGTTGGCCCATTTGTAATAACCCTTGTTGCGCGTTCATCTGACCTGGATTATAACGAGGCGCTTGGGATATCGTCGAAGGGTTTCCCATGAGTGCCTGGGATAAACCTGAACGAGATTGGTTACCCGCGCCCATTTTATTGTTCATTAACATACCTAAAGGCCCTAGGTATTGATCGTATCCTTCCATACTATCTCCTAATTTTTTACGAACTCTAAAATAACGTATGCATCACTAAAGGTAGCACCACTGTTGTTATTAATCACAACGTCGGTAGCCGTGACCCGGATCTCTATGTTATTAGCAGCAACACCGACAAAGGGCAGCGGATAATACGATAATGTCGCCGTGTTTGATGCAGCGCCATTAATAAAGACCAGTTTCCAGGTAGTAGCGATCGCTAAACCATGGGCAACATTCTTTATCCCAGCACCAAGCGCGCCGATGTTAATAAGCTTCCTGAAACCAGGGCGAAGATCGAGCTGGCTGGAAGATGTCGGATTAAAGAATACTTGGCCTGTGGTGAATTCTTCGGTTAGGTAGAAGGCAGAATCTTTGGTATTTAGGGCCAATGCTATAGTGTTCACTGTTTGGTAGAGGCGCACGAGCAGTTCTCTGAACTCTGGGCTGCCAAGTTCGACGTCATGGAGACGTGATATATCCCAGACGTTAGTAGTTGGGACAAATGATCCGGTATTAGTACTTTGGTCTGGGATATAGGGCATTCAACACTCCTTATTATTGCAGTCTGAAACTCGTAGCCGCAGCACTGAAGCACATCGCATGCAGCTCAAAGCCAGAGCGCCTCACCGCAACACTACGCATCTGCGCATCGTTCATTTTTAATTGTAGTTGTATACATTCGCCATCAGCCTGGAAGTATACCGGATGCCAGAGTCTGGTCGCTGTTGCCTCGAAAGGTATAGGCGATTCTGCTGTTGTGTAAGGGAACGTATCAAGAGTGCCAGATCCTAATAGAACACCGTTGCTGGCACTGTCTGTTAATAACGGTGTAGAAGCAGTAGACACAAAGAAATCAACCTGGGTCTGCCCAGCGTTTGTTGCATCGACCATGAAATCAACTTTAGAGATATAGGCGTTTCTGCCCTGTTTTGCATAGAAGTTATACTCTTTGGTCTTGATAATAATATTGCTGACGCGTGATATTAAACCTGCGCCTGAATATACACCAGCAACAACACCTAAGTCAGTACACACAAAATTAAAGGTATGGGGTGTTACCGGATCAGCTATCTGGAATATCCCGTTGTTTAGAATGGTTAGGTTACCGGTGCTAGTGATTCCCTCGAGATAGATATAATCGCCAGCTGATAGGTTATGGTTTATGGCGGTTATAGTAACAACATTTGCAACAACGGTAAGATCGGTGATCTGTAATACCTGTGAGTTTACGGGTATATCAGGGTCACATATAAAGGTATAGCCCTGCTGGTTACCTGCAATAACCTGGCGGAACTTAGCTTGTACCGAGCCACTCGTCCAGGTGACGGTGTCGGTCCAGGTAACGGTGGTAGAGCTCCATAAAACACCAGAAGTTGGCTGAAAATAACCAAAACAAGTGATAGAATCCTCAAAAAACGACCATGATTGGGTTTTGTAGTTATATACAAGCACCCGGGTTGGATAGGGAAAATCTGTGCTTGCTAAGGTATTTGGGAAGGTCCAGTATAGGGTTTCTACCGTATAATCACGGATCCCGTATACCCGTTCTACTCCTTGGTTAGCATTATGGATAGCGAATACTTCGGATGGAATCTGGTTATCTATCCGTTCAACATTCGCACCGTTACATGCCATAATTCCGACATTACCAACGCCTATAGCAACCTTATCAAAGGGTATGATAGAGAACGTTGATTCTGCGCCAAGCTCGGTGTTGATCTGTTGCCAGCTGAACGGGTATGCCTGGTTTCCTGTATATACAAGCTCCCAAGTGGAGCGTTCGAAGAATACTATAAGCCTATCTTTTATAAACTCAACGGTGATGATAGCCTCGGTGGTTGGCGCGTCTATAGCGTTACCTTTACCGGGCAGATCCTGGCGCCATGCAACAATATCTAAAGGCGAGCCTATCTGTGAGTATCTACATCTATTTGAGTAATGGGTACCTGGAAGTATACCTAAAACACCTTCCCAGGTATTAAACGCGAGTAATCTATTTTTGAAAGGTACAAGGATCCGTGCTGAATTGAGATAGTTAGGGGTTGCATCAACGACAGGTCTGAAATTGTCCCAAAGATTTGCGTATAAACTGCGCATATAGTTGGGTTCGGTATCATTAAAGTTACTCACAAAGAACACTTTATCGGCAGCACTTACACCGGTCCAGGTAGTCCCCCAAAAGAACTGAGAATCTGAGCCTGACCAATGGGCGGCGCCGGGCGTAGTCTCACCAGCTATGCGTTCCCAACCGCCAAGGTACTGGTAGGCGAACCGCTGGTCGAAGGCTAAGGTTGTCTCGTCGTTAATCGAGGTGCTTTCAAAGGTAACAAGCCCCATAACCGGCAAGCCTGGATAGAAGTAGACCGGGGTACCATCAGGGGCGCCGGTGCCAGTAATATTGAATGCTGAATTCGCAAGATCGAAAGTTGCCGGAGCAATAATACCATCGCTTCTCAGCATATTTTGTATGCCAAAGGCAGCGTTATTTACGGTAAAAATAGAGTTAAGCACTGAGAAAGATTGACCAACCGCTAAAGGCAGCCCTGTGTCTACAGTCAATAAGCGGACGTTACCTGCCAAGGTACCGCCAACGGTAGTCCCGAGTTGGACCCGTAGTCGAGACACTAAAGAAGTATCACCGATCCAGCGTGAGCCGAAACGTTTTCTAACGCGTCCACGAAACACATAGGCGTTAGTGAGCTCCTCGAAGGCTTCATCGGGTATAAGCCATGGCCGTACATTATTTTGCTGGCCTGAGTTCTGGTCGTATGGTGCTATAAAGAATTTGTCTGCCATAGCCTCTAACCTCCTAAAGACCAATAGCGAGATATTGGAACGAAACGTTTAAAGGCCCTGTTGTGGTACGCGGCGAGCTGTATACCGCTATTTGGGTCGTTGTAAAATCTGAAAGTCTTACAAACCCATCGGGCACATCACCCGCCTGAATATACCAAGTTGTTATCTGGACGGTAAATATCTGGCTAAATACAGGTATATTCGCAGCGACTGGGTATGTATATGTAGCGAATCCATTTGCTGCAGCGTTGCCCCATTTTAGAAGTATGCCTGAAGGTAATCGTGTCCAGCCAACTGCTGAAGCGCCACATGAGGTGAACTCATACACAGCGCCGTTAGATTCTTTACGGACCGCAAGTTCTGTTTGCGCAGAGAGCGTAGATAGCCGTGAAAATATTGCGGATTCTGTAACACCTGTTATAGGGCTCGCAGCTTGGCGTGGCATAACTACTTGGTTATGTTTGCCCTGGCCTGCTATGTTACAAGCCACATGATCCACTGCAAAAGCAGTGTCTATCACTGAGAAATTTGTTCTGATAAGCGGCTGGGAGGTTGCGAGTGTTTGCCCTGCTTGTGGTACGTCGTTAAGAGCCATAAGTCTTCTCCTACAAGTATAATTTTAATAAGGCCAACCAGCGTCACCGAAACCACCAACCCCGAACTGTTTGCCTCTGGTGTATATGGTGATGGTCCGTTCGTTCGCCTGTTGGGTGAGTGTTGTTCTTAAGACGAGCCGTTCTTGTTGCTTGAACTCGGGCATAATCATCTGCACGCTATCCATGTCCATACGGTCTTCGAATATCTTTTTAGCGGTGCCCCAAGCAATGTATTGGAACCACTGTTCTAGTTGTGGCACATCGGTGATGTTGATCAGTTCTGTTGGCCGTACGTCAACCTCCAGCTGGATCGCGTAAGTTTTATCGGGCACCGGTCGAACGGTAAATTTACTATCATAATATAATATCGAGAGCGGTTTTGCGGGCTGGTACGCTATATTTTCAACGTATACCGGCGCGCCAACTTCTGTATTATTCGGGAACACAATGGTGAATATACCGGTTACATAGTTAATCTGGCCGTAAGGCGAGGGTAATGTTTGCGGCTGGTTAGGGAGTCCTAACGCGCCAACGGTATTTGATACCGGGTAATCGATAACAACCATCGAGTTGCCAAAAGTGTCCAGACAGCTAAAGAGCACGTTATTCTGGATCATTGGTTTTGCGTTTATGGTACCTATAAAAGGCCCCGTTGCACCATTACCGCGTAACAGGGTATCTGCAATTGTGTTTGTTTGGGGCCAATAACTGTAAAAAACGCTGCGCGATTGCGTATAAAAACCTGGAATCCCTGCTAAAAACACAGGGGGATGCACGGCGATATATTTGTTCTTAAAATTATAGAGCGCATTTGTGGGATCTATTGTGTTGGTATCATAGACATCAACATAAGGTTGCGTGTAGAAGGTGAGGATTGTACGCAAAGAGAATAGCCGCAGATGCTCAGGGAAGTCGTACAAGATAAAGGTATTAATATAATCATCGAGCTGCGCGTTAGTTAACTGTGAGAGCGAGGGACTACGGGTGATCCTTCTTACTTTGGTACGAATCGCTTCTAAAGTTGTATTTGACACTACACACCTCCCTATGGTCTATGGATAAGGCAACACGTTCTCAGTCGCCATGGTTAGTAAATCATTTACTTGGCCAACAGGCACTACTTGAGCTGGGGTACCGCCGCGCCATCCTGGGACAAAGGCGGGCACCACAAAAGCATCAAATGTTGTAGTGTCTATTGGCATTGTAAATTGGGTACTGTTTATCACCGTTATGGGTCCAAGCAGTTTATTTGCTTGTAGCATACCGAAACCAAGTGGCACGTACAATCTTACTATCAGCCCTGTGGAATACTGATGGGCACCAGGATTGATACCATCTAAAGTAGTCGTTATTAAGACAATCTCAGACTGCGATATTGATAATATATTGCGCATAGCCCGCTGAAACGTTGGGTACTGGACTGCATAGTAATTTGCCATTGTGCTCCCTAAAGGCTTAGTCTTATGGGCTAACAGTCACTTCTGTTAGGCCTGAAGGTCTCATTTCGGTATCATCATCCATATATTCTAAACTATTGAACGCGTATCTATGTACTTTACGTGACATCTGTAGGCTCTGGGTTTGTAATCTACCATCAGGTGCTGCGGCTCTTATACCAGAGGTGCCAAATTCGCCAGGCAGATGCTGATATTCTCGATAGTAACAATTGTTGTTCAAGTGCCGGGCTACGCCGCGAGGTAAAGAGTACCGTTCGCCGTCGCATAATTCATACACGACGTTATCATCTCCAGGGTACGCTTTATAGCTAAATACAACAGAGCCTCGAGAGCCGCCGCTTGCGGGATTTTCGAGGTTTTTGAAGATGCCGGTAACAATCTCAGAATCACGGTCACGTAATTTCGCGACCTGCTTTGCGAATTCTTCTTTTGAGGTCTTAAGTTTCTTAGGTGCTTCTTGCGCAGATCTGCCCGCTTTTATTACTTCAGGTTTATTCATAACACTCCATTTATAGCTAAGTAACTTTGAGGTCGGCAGTGGTGGTAAACACAAACCACCACTGCCTATATATGCAAAACTAGCTGTTTTCGACGCTAAACGATTTACCTGCAATCCAATAGATTACATCGTTAATAGCACCAGCAGGAGAGTTTACTCCGGCTTGTAGCTGAATACCAATATAACCAGTATTGAGGGTAGCATCGCCAAGCAAAGCGCTACCGAGCGCTAAAGCTGTAGCCGTTGACTCGCCAACAGGGATGATCTGTGCTGGAGTAAATCCAGGATCAGCTGTTAATGGGAATGCGAAAGCGGTGAAGCCTATTGTATCAATATCGACCGTGACGGTGTTAAATACACCATCAGCATCGGCCTGATTGATTGCAACGATTGTGCCTGTTAATCCGTTTAACTCGGTCATACCATAACGAGCACCATTAACTGCAGGCACGATGAATCGTATAACCTGCCCAACAGTGTAGCCGTGGGTGACTGAGAGCGTGACTATTGCCTGAGCAGCCTGTGTGATCTTGGTGATAAAACGGTGGCGTGGATAGAACATTGGGTCGTAAGGAATACGACGGAATGTACCAGCGCCAGGGTTAGCGTTCACAATTTGAGCCATGTTAGCAAGCGTAAATGAAACGCCAGCGGCAATAGCGCCGATTGTGAAATCTAATCCACCAAGCTGTAAAGCACCGACCGTACTGAAAATACGCACAATATCACCGTTTACCAAAGAACCAGTGTTTGCAGTATTAACAACAGGCGGATTGCCAGCGGTGATACCCGTTAAAGCCAAAGAAGGACCAGGAATATTTACCGAAGAATCCACTAAAAAGAAGCCAGAATTAGCAGCTATTTGTGAGATAGCGAGCGCACTGGTTACTGCAGTCTTTGTGTAGATTGTACCACGACCCTGGGTCATGCCACGTTGCCAAAAGAACTCAGCACCGGTACCTGCTGCTGCTGCATATGATACTGTTTGGTTACGCACATGCATCCAATCAAGATCAGATCTGATCTTAATGATCTGCGCGGTGCCACTCGATGTGAAACGACCTTGGTTTGTACCTGAAAATAATACACTCATTCTATACTCCTTATCTTAAAGTACAGCGTACGTTTGTGATCCATAAATCGTTCAAAATACGCGGCACTTCAGCGAATACGTAACCTATTGTTACATTTTGGAACAATGGATCAGAGTATACCGGTGGTCGATACAAGAAGCGTGCGGAATAGTTATCCTGCTCTACGCAAGCTAATGCTTCCATACCTTGTATGAACACGTTGTATACATCACTACCCAAAGCAGAAGCTGCAGGTGTAACTGAAGCAACTGAAGATAACATAAATCTGACGTTATTTACGCTACCCCATTCACTACGCAACACCTTGTTGTCTGCAGGGTAATTCCATTTAGAAATAAACCCGTTAATGTTATTCAAGTCCTTCGATAACTTGGTGTGTCCGAGTGCTAAGTAAGCATCACGAACCGGACCTGTGCCGAACTTATCATCGCCACCGATGGTATCAAGTATCATCCAGGCGTCGTTTGTTAATAACGTGCTTGTGACTTCATCAATATCAGAGAGCGTTAAGTCTGTAGGCAGGTCACCATTTGTGCCACCAGTACAGTTATAGAACGATGCAGTTGCTGCAAGCATGTCCCTCGTGAGTTGGTCTTCCGTCATCCTGAGCGACAATCCGAGCAGCTCGGCGGTCTCATTCAGCACTGGATCCTGATTTTGGAGTGTCACTTGTTGATTTATTGCGATGTAGAGCCCGTAAAAGGACATCGTAGCATCAATGTCAACACGATTTAATGGTGTTGCGGGAGGTGTTGCGCCGCTGGGTCCGAGAGGCACTGGTGCGGTTGGCAATCTATCATAGCGGGCCATACGTAAAGTTCTTCCACCTTTTGCTGGCAAGCGTTTTGATAATGCACCTAACTTCATAATGAGATTAGGTGTACGTACTGATAGCAGTACATCATCAAAAGTTTGTTGGACCATTCTATTACTTCGGGGTACTTTTTAAACCCCTATTGACCTCTTGCGAGGCGGGACAAGCGCTTCGGCCCGTCCTCTCATAGTTTCCTATGAGATTAGACTATCGCATACCTTCTCAGGCCCGAAAGACTTAGTCGTTGCGCCTACTTTATTACCATTAAACTCACGCATCTTACAATACATGTCTTCTCGGTAATTTAGCTCTTCAATTGAAAGACCTTTATATCCGCATGATGGTGTTGCTTGCACATGTTTGCAATATTCTAAAAGATGCAACGCCCTATTTTTCTTTACCCTAAGGTAAGGAAGAATGTTTTCTATAAACAATGCCACGCGGTTTTTATCCCTCATATACCAATGGAATATTGGCTTTGAGTTCGGTCTACTCTTGCGAGCGCCATCGATATGCATATAGCCGAATTTTAATTCATTAAGAATTAAATTGATTGCTTCAGGTTCTACCATAGCTATTTTAACACCAGGCAAATAAGTAATAGCCCAAGCTTTAACTACCTTTGGGAAGGCTATTGCTCTCGGGGTCTCTCTATTTTTGGTCTTGCGCTTGTGTTTAAATATCATAAAACATCCATCTGCATCCATAATTCCCGCTATATACGCCCAATGCGTTTGGCTCTGGTTATCTTGCATAAGTCTCCTTAAAAGCTATGTATGTTGTATCTCTACAACTATAACATACTTTGAGATTTATGGTTAGACTTTCCATGTAATCACTTTCGGTTTAAAGCCCCCATATTAAGGTTTAGGGGCTGGAAGAGTTGTCGGATTTGTGATCATACGAACTCCTGGCGAGATTTAGAATCTCGTTTCAAAAAAAATAGAACATTTCTTGATTTACCAAAAGAGCTGGACGAGTACTCGATTCGCGTCCGATGAGCTGGACGAGTGCTCGATTCACGTCCTAAAAGAAGAGGATGTAATCCTCGGAGAGGATGTAATCCTCGGAGAGGATACAATCCTCGGAGAGGATACAATCCTCGAAGCGATTAGCGAGATCGCAGTATACGCTAATAATTAGTATAGAAACTATTGGTACCAAAAAACAATAAGAGGGCCTACACAAAAAGGAGAAAGTGTAGGCCCTACTAGGGCATAGCCCTGGTCGAGATAATCTTAGTTATTATTGCTTGAAGCGTTTAGCCTCTTCTACTTGTCGTCTCAACTGATCTTTACGCTCTTCGGTGAGCACCCTACGGTCGTAGTCGCCTACTCTTGCGAGTGGTGTATCGCCTGTCTGTGGTGCAACGTTGGCAGCGGAGCGTGGTTTTGCGCGGTTCTCTTCGAGCCGTTTGTCTTGTTGTGCGTAATTCTCAGAGAGCATACCGCTACCCTTGATCATCTCATAGGCGGTGTAGCCACGGTCGTAAATGTCCTGGTTCGCCATGATTGATCTATAGAGTGATGGCTTGGATGCTGCGAGTTTCTCAATATTTTCTTTGCTAACAATACTATCAAAGTCCGCGAACTGTGATTTGAGCTTTATCTCGGCCTGAGCGAGCGCATTCTGTTGATGGAACTCTTCAAATTGTTTCTTAGTGGTACTGTTTTCTTGTTTTAGGCTCTTAATAAGTTTCTTGAGCTGTTTGCCTTCGATGTAGTCATCATCCTTAAAGCCATAATCTTCCTCTTCTTCTACCTGTATCTTGGCAGATGGCTGGTTCTGAGACATGTTCATCTTGATGACGCGCTCGAGCTCTAATGCACGCCGTTCTGCAGCATCTGCGCGGTCGCGGAGCATCCTGAAGTTATCGGACTGCTTAGATTCTTGGGGTTTAGACTCAGGTTCTGCTACTGTTTGCTCTGTGGCTGTTGGTTCTGAGTTTGTTGGTTCTGGGGCGTGGACCTGGTCTTGATTTAGTTCTTCAAACATGGAACTTGCTCCTCTATTTTTATAACTGCATCTATCTTTTCACCGTTCTCTGTCTTTACCCACCTGAGCAGCGAGCCAGACTCCATCAAGATAACAAACTTTGCGAGCTCAGCACACTCTTTATCTAATAGAAATTGTGTCTGGTTCCGCAAGATATGATGGTATAGCAACGCATCGGGTATCGACCAGAGGAACTCAAGCTCGCCGCTTGTGTGCTTGAATTTCCAGACAGACTGTTTATATACAGGTGTCGGGCATGAGAGTCGGGCAAGTGGTATTATTTTGGGCGATCTGAGTACTCGATCTACAGTAGTGATTAACACTATGTAGAAATCTTTGTTGGTATACTGCGGTTTTGTCTTCGCCGCATGGGCGGTGTTGTGTATATGTTGCATGATACCGGGCTCCATAGCCTTACGGTACTCAATGACATCATCTTCGATATCTAATCTAAGCGCATCGTGTTGTAATATGGTTTTTCCTGCAGTGTCTTTGACCACAATAAAAGCTCCTTTTATTACGCATCCTGCTGTGAACTACTTTTTTTTCTTCGATGGTTTCTTTGATGGTGTCTTAGACACTGGTGTCTTTAATACTTTTATAAGTTTCTTGTCATCGTTAGCCTCGTTCTTAAAAGTACTGATATCACTCTTAAGATGCTTGATGACTTTCTGGATCTTCTTAGCCATAACAATCTCCTGATTTATTTGGGGAGGGAAAACAAATCTACCAAAAGCCCTCCCCACTAGCAAAAACCTATTGTGCGGTTGAACTGTCTCTGTACCAACCCTTGAGCATCTTTTCGGATGGCTTGGTTTGGTTCAGCTGTTGTTTGTCTTTAGGTGTGTTCAGTATCTTATAGGCCAACTTCATGGCCTTCTTATTCGGTCTTGGACATCCAGCCATGATTGTATCCTATTCTATTTGCTTGGTCTAAACGCTTTGCGTAGATCGCTGCTGTCCTGATTGATCTGTTTCTGGACGCCCATAAACAAATCAGGCTCGCCGGGCAAGCTTGATCCTGCAGCTGCTGGCCATACCTTATCAATAACCTGGGTCGGCAAGTGGCACGGTGCCCCTTTTGCTTCGCTGATCATTGCTGATTTGTGATATCTCTTTGCCATAGGTGGCTCCTTCTGAGTGAAACTGCATACCCCGTGACTAAAAAACACGAGGGATTGCAAGGTTGATATATATACCTCTAATCAACTCGGACTAGAAGATTTCACTGGTGTCTTAGACACTGGTTTTTTCATAGGCTTAGCAGTTGTTGCTTTAGGTGCTGTTGAGCCGGGAATAGCCTCTTCTGTTTTTAATGTTCTTTGTAATAATATAATACGCTCAAGTTGCGCCATATCCATACCCTCGATCTCCTTCATCGCTTTAACAAAGTTAAGCAACGCCATTTGATCATCTTTGTTGGCCTCGGCCTGTCTCTCAACAGCGAGCGCCTTGTTCTCTTCGATCCTGCTGTACCGCTCAGCGCCAAGCCCTTGATCTGCCAGAGTCCGTGCGTCGGCGAGTCTTGTGCGTGCTTCTTGCTCTTTCATTAAGGTCTGTTGTTGTGCTTGTTCTGCTTGCTGTTGCGCTTCTTGGATACGCTGCATCT